TAATGGAATTCGTAAGCACTATTTCAGACGAGACCATAAATGAGAATATTCTCTCAAAAGACCCTCATGTAGCAACTTATAATAATATGTTAACCGATGAAGAATGTCAACATTTCATAGATATATCTAGAGAATCTTTAAAAAGGGCTCTAGTAAGTGAAAATAATAAAGGTGTTGTATCAAGTGGGAGAACTGGATCTAATACCTGGATCCAACACGATCATGATGAAATTACACAAAGAGTAGGTGAAAGAATTGCTAAGATAGTCGGTATGCCTTTTGAAAATGCTGAAGCTTTTCAAGTAATTTATTACGGTATTACACAAGAATATAGACAGCATTATGATAGTTGGGTTCATGATGGTTCTGATAAAACCCATAGATGTATGAATAAAGGTGGTGCTAGAATGAAAACAGCTCTATGTTATCTTAACGACGTAACTAAAGGAGGTGGTACTAAAATGACAAAATTAGATATAACCGTTTCAGCTGAGAAAGGTAAATTATTAGTATTTCACAATACTGTTAGTGATATAGATCATACAAGACATGAATTATCCGAACATGCTGGACTTCCTGTAGAGGAAGGTGAAAAATTTGCTTTTAATTTATGGTTTAAAGAATGTAACAGTAAAATGCTGTATAAAGACTTTAATCCAAGTTATTATAGTGTTGAAGATGAAGTAACTGAAAAAAAAGAACTAGATTCTAATGAAGGATCTATAGTACCAGTAACCAATATTATATTAGAAGTAGATAATTCTGACAGATTACATACATCTAAGGATATTTTTAAAATTAAATCTTATATGGATAAATCGTCCACAGAAGAAATTTTACAAAAATGTAAATTTAATACAAGAGAACGTAGAGATGGATGGGTTAAATTAACAACGGTGCCAGATTTAGTTAAAAAACTAGAAGATACAACAGGTATTAACCAAAGTTTTTATGAAAATATTAATATCGTAGAATATAAAGAAAATGTGTTACATGGAAGACATTTCAATGCTTATGATTTAAATACTGATACTGGGAAAAAATATACATCAATATTAGGACAACGACTTTTCACTATTACTTTATTACTAACTGATAATTTGACAATTAACTTTTCAAGTATAAAGACAAGTTGTAATTTAAATCAAGGCGATTTATTAATATATAAAAATGTAATGAATAATAGTCTTAATAGAGACACTGATCTACAAAGAAGTATTATATGTAAAGAAGGGACTGGTTATTTGGCAAATATATATATTAGATGTAATAATAAAAATGATGAAAAACTGATTGAGTTAGATGAAACTGATATAGAAGAAGAGAATATGGAATTACAAATAACTGAATTAGAAAACTATATGGACACACTAGATAATGTATTAAATAAATTTAAGAAGCACGAAATTAAAAGACATTGGAGTGGTTTAAAAAGTTTTAAATATAATTTTAAAGGGGGTTTTGAAGTGTTCAAGAATTATATCTCTCAATATAATGAAATTAGATCTAATAATGAGGTTTTAAATAAAGATAATCTTGATAAAGAATATGTTCTTGATGACAAGTTACCAATCCAAGTTGTTAATAATGTATTAAATAGTGAGTTACTAGATCTATTAAAAGAATATTATAAAGAAACTATTAGTAAAAATGTGTGGGCACTGGGAGATAGACAGTCTAATAGATATAAGGCTCACAATGAACCTATGTCTAGATTTTTGCACTACGAATGTTTACCTTTAATTGAGAGAATAGTAGGTAAATCTATGAAACCCACATATACTTATCTATCCTCATATGTGAAGGGTGCGAATTTACCTCCTCACACAGATAGACCTGATTGCGAGTATACTGTATCATTTGTTGTAGATAAACCTGAGGGTAGTAATTGGAACATTTATGTACATAAACCACAACAAGAAGTTAAACATAAGGGGAGATACGATACAACACCACCATTGGACGAATGTGAACCGGTGGATTGTGATGCTGGTGGTCTAATGCTTTTCCAGGGTACAGATCACATTCATTTTAGAGAAGAACTAGAAGCAGATTATTATAATGTTTTGTTGTTACATTATTGTTCGGTATAATTAGTAATTTTAATTAATATATATATATACAATATGTCAAAAGCAATAATAGTTTTAACAAGAGGGTACACTAAACTAAGCGATTATAATGTATTATTAGAAAGAAATAAACAAATAGCTATCCATTTAAAAGATAAAACAATACCTTTAGTGTTTTATCATGAAGGAAATATTACAAATGAACAACAAAAGTATATACAAGATACAAATGAAAATTTAAAAATGCAGTTTATAGATATATCAGATAAATGTTTTTTGAAAGAAAGAGAAAATGTTACATTTTTTCCAAGGACAGACCCAAAAGTAGGGGGACATTGGTCTTGGGGATATGGTTATAGACATATGTGTAATTTTTGGTTCAAAGATGTTTATCAATATATAGAGGACTATGATTATGTATTGAGAATTGATGAAGACTGTTATGTAAAATTTTCTATAGATGATGCTTTTAATAAAATAATGAAAAATAAAATACCTTTCTTATATGGCAAAACATTTGGTGACCCGGGATTTGTAGTAGTAGATTTAAATAAAAATACTATGAATTTTTTAAAAGAAAATGGATATGAAAATGTCAACCCCCGCCAACAAGTTGGACCATACACAAATATATTTGGATTAAATATGATTAAAATTAGAGATAAAAAAGAAATATTAGAAAAATACCATGATTATATAGATAAAACAAATGGAATTTATATTTATAGATGGGGAGACTTGCCATTATGGGGTGAAATAATGTACTACATATTTGGTATAGATTGCAATAAATTTATAGATAAATCGTTAACATATTATCATAAAAGTCATGGTAAAAATGTAAATTAATTTATTAATACTATATATATGAATAAATTAAATATATTTATAGTTTATCATAAATCGGTTCAATCAGATAAAATACTTAACAAATTTTCATATAAGGAGATAAAAGAAAAATTTACATTTTATGGTGTAAATGAATTACATGAAAAACGTATAATTAATAATAATAATTACAATGAGATATTGGAATATAATTTACCAATTTATGATCCTTTTCTACAAAAAAGAGGTTACATGGAAACGTCTGCATATTTACATGTATATTGGAATAAATTATATGAAAATTTAGATTTTGTTGGATTTTGTCAATATGATATGACACATGATAAAAAACTACCAGAATTATCTGATGATAAAATAATAATAGAATGGACTAGAAGAAATATAGTATCTGGAAATGTTTGGCATAATATGATGTGTCCTTCAGTTAGGAATTTACAATTTCTATTAGATAGTTATAATGAACATTTTGACACAGATTATAAAATAAAAGATTTAAATGATTTACCATTATCGTTATGGCAAACAAATATATATCCAATAAAAATTTATGTAAAATTATGTGAGTGGTTAGAAAAATTATGTAATGAAATATATCCATGGTCAATTCAGCCACCTTGGGAAGAACATTGGGGGGTGATGGGTGGATTTACAGAAAGAGCTATTGCAATATTTAATGCATTTGAAATTAAAAATGGAATAAGATGGGAAACCTGGGGCGTAGGTCATTTTAAAGAATTGGCTGAAGAAAAATTCCAATATAATCATAATCATTGGATAAATCAATTCGGTTTAAATATACATACCAAATTTGAAAAAATAGTTTCAAAAGAAACAATTGATTTATCTAGTTTTAATTTAATAACAGATAATAGTGAATACTCAGATAACATCTACTTTATTAAAAAAAATATCAATAAAATAACACATATTTATCAAATAGATAACAAAAAAAATACCAGATCAAAATCTATAATGTTATATTTACCAAGTGATTGTAATCTATTTAAAAAACGCTATTTAGCTTTACAAGATAATTTAAATAATAATAATATTTATTACAATGATAAATATTTAAATTTAAAAATTAATAATATCTTTATATTATATACATACATATATGAATGAAAAATTTATTGCTCTGTTACCATGTAGTGGATTATGTAACCGATTGCGTGCTATATATTCATATTATAAATTAGCAAAAGAACAAGATAAACCATTTTTGATAATTTGGAGATCTAAGATTGATTCAGCATGTATAGGTAATTTATTAGATTATTATGAAAAAATTCCAGATGTAGATTATATACTAGATGATACAATATTAGATTTAACGAGGGAATTAAAATTAAAATACATGGATACATATTTAATTGAAAGAAATAAGGGTAATTATAATACTATATCAAGTGGAGGACCAGTACTTGATGGAAAAAATAAAAAATATTCTGGAAAATGGACGCATTTATATAAGGAATTAAACTTAAAAAGCTATATGCAAAAAATAATAAATACAAATAAAGATAAGTTAGGGAAATATATAACAATTCATGTTAGAAAAACTGATCATAAAAATAAGGAATGTGATATAAATTACATAGAATTTATAGATAAATATCCAGAATATAATTTATATATAGCAACGGATAATCCAGAGACACAAAAGGTATTTTATGATTTATATAAAGATAGAGTAAAAGTAATATATTTAAGTACGGAATGGAGACAATGTGGTCGCAGATATTCAAGTCTAGAACAAGCAATAATAGATCTACATATGTGTATAGAATCTGATATATTTTATGGAACATTGGGTTCAAGTTATTCAGAATTAATTTATCAAAAACGTTATTTTGAAAATAAAATGTGTGATGAAGAGATTAATATAGCTAAAGATAAAAATGCTATATTATCTAGTAAATATTATTAATAATAAAAAATTATACCAGATTTATCATGATTACTTCCTAACCCTGAAGCGCCAGAATATCCCCATTTTGGGGTAATTATTTTGCTTCCTTGATGAAAAAATGCTGCAACCATTGAAAATGTGCTTCTTGAACATACTAATACATCACTATATATCATATAAAATAAATCTAAATCTGGATCATTACTACGAATATGTTTATATTTTAATGGTATTTCACCACCTATCGGTGATGCTATAATTATAATTTCATGATTCGTATATTCTTTTTTAAGACCACCAATTAATTGTTCCAATCTATCATATGGAATAGGTGATTGATAAGTTGATTTTCCTCTACCAATCATTTTAATATTATTTTTCTTAAAATATTCTTCGTAATCACCATCCCAATTCCATTTATTATCATTATTATTTATTTTATCAACAAAAAAATTGTGACTGGTTCTACCATCATAATCAATTGAATGTTGTCCATGGACACAGTCGTCTAATCTTAAATGAACACATATTCTTTTTTTCCAGTTTTCTGGAATAACAAAATTTCTTTTTGTTATTTCCGATCCTAAATAAAACGACATTTTTTTAAAAAAGTGTTCGCGAAAATAAGAATATATATCTATCTTAATTTCATTAACTGTAATCAATGGTAATGTTAATAATTCCATTGCACCACGTCCTCCTGTTAGGTCAATTTCTTGATAGTTCTTAGAATCTATATTATCTGTTTTAACAGATTTATTGTAATCATTAATATATTGATTAACAATAGAGCATAATAAAGTATTTGAATATTTACAATAAATATTTTTAATTAAAATTTCTCTTTTATGAGCTCTAATTAGAATACCAATATATTTCCAAATAGAACTACCTACTCTGTTAGGTGAAGGCATTCCTTTCATCCAAGCTATTTGTTGTCTCATTCTACAATTATTGTATAAAATATTATATAAAATATTATATAAAATATTAAGTAAATTTTACTCTTCTAAATAAATAATCATTATGTGTTCCATCCCAATTCTTATTGTTCTCTTTTGTATAATTAGAAAAATTACATTCTAATTTATAACCATTATCAGATAAATACTTAATTATTTTATTATATTCACTAGTTAATATTTCAACTAAAATATATGCTGGTTGAAAGCGTGATAGATCTAGTCCTAATAAGATATCATATTCAAAAGCTCCAGTATCAATTTTGATAAAATCAATTTCTGTTTCCAAATTTTTATTAAATTTCTGTTCAAAGTCTAATAAATTTTTTTCTAATATACTACTTAATGTACAACAATTAACAGACTCAATTCTATTACTTTTACTTCTAGTACCATTAATACTGCCTCCGATACGCCAAAAATCTCCTTTCACAGTTGATTGTTTATAATTAGGTCCAACACACGCAAAACATTCATTTTTACTCTTTGATCTATTTATTAAACATTCCGTATATTTTTGATAATTTGGAGTAATAACAATCCCTTTCCATTCACGTTTATTTTCAAAGAATAATGTATTGCTTTGTAGTATTCCATCATGTGCACCCACATCTATAAACACACCATTATTTTTTTTGTTAAAAAGTAAATCTAGTTTTTCATCTAGATGTATACCATTACTATCTTTCAAACCAAAATAACCCATATTATTTTTAACATTATTAATAATTACATTTGACATATTTGTATTTGATGATTCATTAGTCAAACTATAATATTTATAAAATAAGTCATTTAGACCACGTTTATTACACCAAAATTCTGATCTATGCATTAGTTCACGATTATTATCTTTATTATAAAATGATAAATATAGTAGACTAAAATCATATGTAGTATTTAACATTTCATTATATTTATTAATTAAATATTCTTCAGTTAAATCAGAATAATTATTTGTCCATAAAATAGGTAATCCTTCGCATTTTTTACGCATTAATACATTATCTTCTACAATAGGTATTCCTTTAGAATATAATGTTTCCCATAATCTATGTGTATCAATTCCATTACCTTCAGGACAAATAACAAATTTAAACTTACCTATAGTTTTAAAATATGAATTAATATCCGATCTAAATTTCGTTATAAACTTTTTATTACTAATAATATTATCTATATTATTACGATTTATAGAATAAAATCTTCTTCTAGATTTGTCTGTATTTCTACTGAATGATGATAGACATAACCCACTATTTATTTCTGAATGATTTAAAAAATTTTTATCATTCAACTTTATATATTTTAAATAGTCATGTTGTACACCTATTGGTAATATAGTAAAATCATCTCCACCATTAACAGATGATGCATTTATGATAAGATCTTTTAATGGAAAAGAATATTTCATCCATTCTGATAATTTCATAGAATAATTAGATTTATTTAAATACCAATATTTGAAGTGTTTCATTCTATTTATTTTTTGCACACCAGTATCATGATTAAAATGAATTATATAAGGATTATTTGGTAAAATAGTACGATAATATTTACCATTAGGATATTTATTAAGATTTAAATATGTTACTGAGAGTTTATTATTACAAGAACGTAAATATTGTTGATCATTATTAAAAGATGTCATATCAATTTTATTAATATCAGTACATTCAATTGTACGATTATTGCTTTTCATTAGAAAAAATCCTGTGCACATATTCGCTGTTTTTGCACTATCAGTATCATTTTGTATTAACAAATCACTATCATAAATATTATGATATAAGTCTGCTATAAAGTTTTTAAAAACTACAATATCACCATCTATAAAAATTACATCATTATTTTGTCGTAATTCATTATTAATAGCTACTATTTTATATTTTGTTACATTTGCCCAATGTTTCCTACCTTCTAGATCTTTGCTTTGCATTGGTCTGTATTCTACCCAATTTGAATATTGAGAATCTTTTTTGTCTATTATGTTAACCAATTCGGTTTCATTATATGGATAGTTTTTTTTAAAGTATTCATAACATTCCATATCAATACAGTAAATTTTAAGTTCATGTTTGAATCCACATTTTTTCATAGATATAAGTAAATTTTCAGTTAAATGTTTGTAACCATTATTAGTTAATGTAATAATCTTATATGTATTAGGATTTTTAATTATATTATCAGTCCAAAATGTTGGCCATGTAATATGACCCCTAATTTTATTAAATCTCCATGAAATCTGATTATTTTTTACAATCATATTTTCATTATTTACATATAAGTTACAATAATCTAAATTATTGATATATCTAATATAGTTGATATAATTAGATACAGTACTTCCCTCATTAGCATAAAATATAATAGATTTATCACATATAAGTTTCTCCAATAAAAACTTAATTACTGACAAATCTTTAATATTATCAAATGTACGCGTTATTTTTTCTTTAACACAGTCTATTAATTCATCCGTATATCTATAATTTATATTTACAAACTCATCTAATATTAAAGAGTCTTTTCTATCACACATAATCATAATTTTTGTATTAAGTGATTTTAGTTTATTAATATCTAAATTAGATAAATAGCTATTATTTTTAGATTGAATTTTGTATCTATCATGTTTTGTATCTCCAAATCTAAAATGTACACCTACATATTCAGAAGGTAAATTAATATCATTAAAAATATTAGATATATTATAATTTAATATAGACAAAGATTTTGCAATACAATTCATTATATTATAATTGTATTGAGTAGTATAAAAATTATAAAAACATCTACTAGCATTACTTTGATTTATATAGAAGTATTCATAATGTTGATTATCATCAAAATTTAGATTTTCAATAGTTCTACCACTAGCAAATTTCTTAATATCTTCTCTATTTTTCTCAGTATTTAAATTATTATCAACAAATGTTAACTGTGAAAATTTTCTTTGGTAGATTAGTTTTTTTGTAGTAAATTCATTATTAATAATATTTAAAATATTAGGAGGTATTATATTATAATGAACATCTAGACCATGTGGTAAGAATTCTTTATAATCATCACTAAAGAAATCTAAAAATTTACCATAGTTCCATGATGACTTACCACAATGACATAAAGGATTTCTAACTAACAAAATTAACTTACGATTTGAAATATTAGCCAGATAAATGGCAGTTTCTAAAGAGAATAATTGGTTACAAAATCCAACTCCACTAAATAATTCATAAATTAAATATTTCATTTACTTAATAAAATATTAAATTAAAATAATTATAACTATGTTACTACCATCTAGATTTTTTAACGTTAATCTTTGGGCCTCTACGAGTCTTTTGAGAGCCAGGATCATAAACATCCTCGTCGTCATCTGAATTAATTTCTTTTGAAATCTCCCAAAACTCTTTTGAACCTAATCTAAAACTTCCATGTGGTTCAGCTTTATACCAGAAAATTTGATCCTGAAGTTTATTTGATTTACTATTGTTATTAATAACTAAACATTCGTAATTCTCAGTACATTGATCCATTACTTGACAAAATGATTCAAATGTAGGGAACATACCAGCATAATTTTCATAAATTCTCTTTCTATTAGCGATGTAAGGTTCTCTCAATATAAAAACATAATCAATATTTGTTCTTAGATTAGGTGGAATACCCAATGGATATTGCATTGTAATAATAAGCATGATTTTCCAATGTCTACCATTCATGAAAAGAAGTCTCATCATTTTATCTTTAGTCCAACCTGCATCATATAAACAATCATCTAAAATAACAAAGGCTCTTGGATCAATATTGGTTTTTTTATAAGCAGCGATCTCTTTTTTAACTTGCTTCAATACAGTTTTTTGTCTTTTTAAAATATTCTCTATAATTGCAGAATTATATTCATCATGTATAAATAATTTGGGTACATGACTTGCATAAAACCCATTACCAGCCTCTGTTCCTGATATAACAGTTCCAATAGGAATATCTTGATGATAATATAATAAATCTCTGACTAAATAAGATTTACCAGTATCTCTCCTACCAATTAAAACAATTACAGGTCCTTTATTTTCATCTGGTTTAAATGATATATTTCTCATATCCCATTTTTTTAATTCAAGCGTCATATTAATTTAAAGTTATAAAAAAGTCTAATTTATATTACGCGAATTTTAAGTTTAAATAAATATTAATAAATATGATTAGAACCTAATGACTCAATTCAATATTGAATATGTTAAAAATAAAACGGACTTTCTAAAAACTTTAGAAAACTCAGATAATTTGAATCTAAAAAATGTTCAAAATTATGTCCCCCTGTATGATAAATTTTTTGTATTAAACAATACAAATTATAACAATATCAATTTGAATCAGCGAAATCAAATAGTTTCCATAACTGACAGACCTAGCTTTAATGAATTCAATTGTAAAATAATAGACTCATTAGATTCAACAGAGAGAGAAACTAAGGTGTTTGTCAAATTCTCTCCGTTGCTAGATCCAATTAAATATTTAGTTGGTAAATATGATCACACAGACGTAAATATATTTAATTTACCTAAAATAGATAATAATCACTCATGCCATGCTAAAGTACAAAATCATTATAATTCAGCATATACTGATTCTTTTTTCTCATATTTAACAAGTAAATTATTAAATGAGACAGGATTTGTACATGGATTAGACTTTTATGGTTCATATCTTGCCAATTTAAAAGATTATAAGGTAAATATATTTGATGATATGGAATATCTGGCGGAATCGCCTTTTTTTAATACTCATAAAAATAGTTTATTTACTATTGACGAAGCATTTTATGACATGGTTTGTGAATCAGATTCTAGAGATAGAAAGAAGCGCTTACAATTTGGTAAAGAGATAGATGATTCAAATGTAGATATTGAATTATTAGGTGTTAATGACACTTCTACAAATAAACAAATAACATTAAACGATGTTAGTAGTATCAAGGAGATAGATAGTATTGTCTCGTCAAATAGTGATAGTAAAATGTCATGTCATTCTCATACTACATGTTCATCTAGATCATCTAATACAACTGATGGTGATGGTGATGGTGATGATAGCGGTGATAATTCTTCAGAAGAAGATAGTGAAGATTGTAGTGAAACTATTACATCGTCCATGATTGATGATGAAGAAGAACAAATATTTACCCATATAGAAGACTTTCCTGTAGACATGATATGCCTAGAAGCATGTAAAGAAACATTAGATGCATATATGATGGATAAAGATATAGATCCAGATGAATGGGTTGCAATATTAATGCAAATAAATATGCAACTAATTACATATCAAAAAGTTTTTGATTTTACACATAATGATTTACATACAAATAATGTGATGTGTGTAGAAACAGATAAACCCTATATTTATTACTGTTTTAATTCAACATACTATAAAGTACCTTCATTTGGTAGAATTTGGAAAATAATAGATTTTGGTAGATCTATATATAAATTTAATGGTAAAACTATATGTAGTGATAGTTTTGCTCCAGGTGAAGACGCTGCTACACAATATAATTGTGAACCATTTTTTAATGCTGATAAAGCAAGATTAGAACCCAATTATAGTTTTGATTTATGTAGACTAGGATGTTCCTTATTTGATTATTTTTTAGATGATCCTGAAGATATATTAACATATGATGAATTAGATGATGTACAACAATTAGTAGTTGATTGGTGTACAGACGATAAGGGTAAAAATATTTTGTATAAAAAGAATGGCGAGGAAAGATATCCTGAATTCAAATTATATAAAATGATTGCTCGTAATGTACATAATCATACACCAGTAGCACAATTAGAGAGAAAACAATTTAGCTGTTTTAAGATTTCTAGAAAAAAACTGAAAAAAAATCATATGAAGTATCTAATAAATATAGATAACTTAGAAGATCAAACTAAAAGTAATGGTAATGATGATATGACAGAAGTATCAGTAAATAATTAATATCTCAAATATTAATATATGTTAACTTTAAAACATAGATTAATATCAACTTTTACATTATTAGTGTTAGATGTATTATGGATATCCATAATAATGGGACCCAGATATCATATTATGATTAAAAATATTCAAAATCAAAAGATGGAAACAAATATATTATATGCTTTTATAGCATACACTTTGATGGTTGTAGGACTAAATAAATTTGTCCTACCAATGATTGATATAAAACATATAACACTCTACGATTGTTTATCTTTTGGATCAGTATTCGGAATCGTTTTATATGGAGTATATGATTTTACTGCTGGTGCAGTAATAGATAAATGGGATATGAATCTAGCTATAATTGATGTATTATGGGGTGGATTTGTTTATTTCATGTCTTGTTATATTTTAAAATTTATTAATTAAAATCCAGGATCATCAGTAAATACATGTGGTGCAGAATTAGATACACTATCTCCTGTTAAACTACCCAATTGTTCTACTACGAAACCACCTAAACCTGTAGCCATAGCTACGAATGCAGAATCTTTCATTAAACCTTTTAATGGTTCTGATTCTTTGTTGATAAATCTCATTTCAATGAATTTGAAAAAAAAGTAAACAACTGATGCTGAAATTGCTAGTACGACTAAATTGTCCATATTAAAATTATATATTAACTTTAAAATATAATTTTAACGTATTTACGATAAAACTTCAATATTATCTAATAAAATTGGAGGATTAGACTTGGGTGAAATAGTTTCTATGCTACTTAAAGCGGAACTAGCAATAGGTGCACCTATAGTTAATTTATCATTATCATCATCTTCAAAATCATCCATTTCTTCTAATTTACGTTTTTCATTATTATCATAACTAATTTTTTCTAATCTCTCAATTGTTTTCGGAGCTGCTATATTCTCTTCTAATCCATTAGGAGTCATAGCACGATCTGTGTCATTAAATGTAATTGATTTATTTACGTCTGAACTAACGACGTCTTCAGATGAAATAAGCGAACCAGTATCAGATACACTATTATTAGATAAGGTGTCTACAATATCTAACTTGATTGGTGTATTTTCTTTACTGATAACCAGATTGTCTGTTGTTTTAAGAACCATAGCCTTTTCGTCCTTATTTAATATTTCCGTAACTTCACGAGTAATACTATTATCATCAGCTAAAGGTTTCTCTTCTTCAATTATTTCTTCTTGAACTTCTACATCCTCTTCAGTTGTTTCATCTAAATAACTGCGTAATATTTGTTCAACAGGAATAGATTCTCTAACAGCATTAATAACCCCTTCTTTTACTATTAATTCAAATTCGCGACTGTTTTTTTGTTTTTGTAATGCTGGAATATCTTTCTCAAAAAGAAAAATGTTGGCGTACAATTTTCTAGCGACATGTATGTAACATTTATGAACAAAATCCTTAAGTTTTGGAATATCAATATCAACTTTTTTTTGTTTCTGTCCTACTCTAATACATGTAAGAGCTTTCAATTGAACTACGTGAACACAAGTAATTAAATCTTCTAAATAACCACAACCACTATTATTAGTAATACGTTCTACTTCAGAATTAATAAGATCATCATTCCATTTTGGAATTCTAGTGATAAAATTTTGAAATGTCATCAGATATTTTTCAACTTCATCATTCTCTATACACAAAGTATATGAATCCGTAAATATAGCTTTAAAACCATCCACAATATTTGGTGTCATAACATTCATAAGTCTTGAAACCCATTCGTTACGAGACTCATTTAAACTTCCTAGATTAAAGTCATCCATTTAAATAAAAGAGATATTTTCTAAATTGTGATCCGAACGAAAAAAAGTGAACACAATAATAAAATAAATAATCATTTTTTCATTTCTAAACTCTTTTTTAATTTTTGAAAATGTAGTTAATAATCTATACTTTTTTAATAAATCTATATCGTATTTTTCTATTACACTCATCAAATCTAATCCACTATAACCTTTTTGATATA